CACAGTAGGAAGACACGGCGAGAGACGGCCACACGAATGGTTTGACAAACATGCCACCATCGGTCTCCACAAGCAAAGGAGACTATTCGCATGGCATGCCGCAAGTGTGGTTCGGATTGGAAGACGGCGACCGGAAGAGATTGCCAGCGCTGCCCGCACTGCGACAAGGTGCAGCGTCATCTGGCCAGGAAGGCTGGCCGCTGGGTCGAGGTGACCGAGCAGGCCACCTGCAAGAACTGTGGAAAGCAGTTCACAAATGTCGGGGCTAATGTCGGCAAGGCCAAGTGCTGCTCGCCAGAGTGTGCTGACGCCTGCCAAAAGGCTTGGAGAAAGGCTTACTCAGCCGAGTACAGCAGCGGCCGCCGCAGGGGCACACAGGCCAGTAGACGCCTGCCAAAGCCCACCTGCAAGCGATGCGGCCAATCGTTCAGGCGGAAGTATGGCGGCAACGACGCAAACCTGTATTGCAGCAAGAGGTGCTTCTACGACGCACGCAATGCAGGCGATCACAAATGGGACAGGACGAACCAGCTCAAGGCAACGTGGCACAAGATGGGGCCGTACTCCTCAGCCCCGTCAGTAATGGCGTTGAGGCAGATCGCCAAGGGATGGAGCCAGATATTCAAATGCCAGAACCTGCTACCAAAGATGATGGCTCTGGCGGCCTCGCAACGCAGGTGCGAGGTGTGCGGCGGCGCGTGCAATGATGGTGCGTCTAGGTTCTGTTCCTATGCGTGCAACAAGGAGTGGCGTGGCGATAGGCAATGCAGGTGTGGGGCGATAGTCCACCAATGCGCTGCGTTTGGACCACCCCCGGCGTGCAAACAGTGCAGGCAAAAAGCACGGCGAGAATGGCGACGAATAAGCAAGGACACACGCAGGCGCGTAAGACAGGGCGGCGGCTACTGGAACCCGCAAGTAAAGGCCATCAAGGTGTTCGAGAGGGATAAGTGGATTTGCTATATGTGCAAGGCAAAGTGCGAAAAGGTTTACGATCCAATGAACCCATTGTCAGCAACGGTTGACCATGTTTATCCAGTTGCTGCTGGTGGCGACCACGACTGGCATAACGTGCGAACGGCGTGTGCTGCATGTAATGCAAAGAAGGGCGATCGTATCCAAGGGCAACGACTGCTTAGGCTGAGGTAGCATCGGCACCCCCACCCGAGGGCGGGTCGCCGAATACCGACCCTCAATGAGCAATACCGTCCGTCTGAGCCAAACGCACTCGTGGCCGAAATTGGAACTTTGGTGAGGTGCCCCAATGGGTAAGGGCCGTAAACCGACGCCTAAACAGATCCTTAGCCTGCGTGGTTCCCGCATTAGAGGGCCGCACGCGACCGGCATCGACGCGCCGCCTGGCGTTCCGCCTTCCCCCGCGTGGCTGTCGGACATTGCCCGCGCCGAGTGGGAGCGGATCGTGCCGATGCTCGAAGCGTCGAAGGTGATGAGCCCGCGTCACCAGCAGACACTCGCGGCGTATTGCGACTCGTTCGCCGACATGGTGCAGGCCGACATCGAGCTCAAGGCGAACGGCACCACGTTGATGGACGACAAGGGTAGGGTATCGAATCATCCGGCGTGGAATCGGAAGCGTGACGCACGGAATCAAATGCTGAAGTTTGCGGCCGAGTTTGGCCTGACTGCTTCGGCGTTGTCGAGGGTGTCTGCCGTTGACCAAGGCCCGCAAGAAGACGAGCGCGACGCGAAGATGTTCGCTTGATAAAGAGGCGGCGTCGATTGCCGTTGATTTTTTCGAGGAGAACCTGACGCACGCCAAGGGAGAGTTGGGCGGCAAGCCCTTCCTGCTTGAACCTTGGCAAAAGGAATACATCTCCACGCTCTTCGGAACAATGCAAGGCGAGGTGCGGCAGTACCGCACGAGCCTGCTGGCGATCCCCCGCAAGAACGGCAAGAGCACCCTGTGTGCCGGGATCGCCCTGAAGTTGATGTTCGACGGGGAGCCAGGTGCCGAGATCTACTCGTGTGCCGCTGATCGCGACCAGGCCCGGCTCGTCTTCGAGATGGCGAAGGTGTGCGTGGAGAACTCCCCCAAGTTGCGGAGCCGCCTGCGGGTGTTTCGCAATTCCATCGTGCGGGAAGACACGCACTCAACGTACAAGGCACTCTCGGCCGAGGCGTTCACGAAGCACGGCTTGAACGCTCACGGGATTATCTTCGACGAGCTGCACGCGCAGCCCGACCGGGAACTGTGGGACGTGATGACCACGAGCACGGGAGCCCGGCGGCAGCCGTTGTGCGTGGCGATCACCACGGCGGGGTTCGACCGCAAGAGCATCTGCTGGGAAATCTGGCGTTACGCCCTGGCCGTGCGAGACGGGGCGATCAAAGACGAGACCTTCCTGCCTGCGATCTACGCCGCCGATCCCGAAGACGATTGGACCAAGGAAGAGACCTGGCGGAAGGCGAACCCGAACCTCGGCGTGAGCGTGAAGCTCGACGACCTGCGGGTGCGGTGCAAGCGTGCTCAGGATATGCCGAGCGAAGAGAACACCTTCCGGCGGCTGCACCTGAACCAGTGGACCGAGCAGGATACTCGCTGGCTGCGAATGGAGCACTGGGCACAGGGCAACAAGCCGTGCCCGGTCATGCTTGACGGCCGGGAGTGTTTCGCGGGCCTCGATCTCGCCAGCACGTTCGACACCACCTGCTTCTGCCTGCTGTTCCAGTTGGACGATGGCACGTTCTGGGTGGAGCCGCACTTCTGGATTCCCGAGGACAACATGCGGGAGCGCGTGAAGCGGGATCGCGTGCCCTATGACCAGTGGGCGAAGGAGGGGAAGCTGCACCTGACGCACGGGAACGTCACCGACTTCGACCAAGTGCGGGCCGACATCATGGCCCTGACCAAGAAATACAACGTCCGGCAGGTGGCGATTGACCGCTGGAACGCGACCCAGTTGGCGACGCAACTGCAAGGCGATGGCGTGAATGTCTTAGGTTTTGGGCAGGGCTACGGCTCGATGAGTTCGCCCGCCAAGCAGCTTGAGGCGCTGGTGGTGGGCGGCAAGTTGCACCACGGCGGGCATCCCGTCTTGGCGTGGCAGGCGTCGAACGTGGCGATTCAGCAGGACCACGCCGGAAACATCAAGCCCAGCAAGGCGAAATCCAACGAACGCATCGACGGCATCGTGGCGCTGACGATGGCCCTCGGCATTCACGCGACGGCCACGGCCCCGCCACCCGAACAATCCTGGGACATCATGAGCATATGAGCGAAAACGCCGCCGACTTCAGGATGTTCGACCTGCGTGGCATCGACTGGCCCGAGGTCTCGTCGAGCCGCACGCCTTCGGGCATCCGCGTCAACGCCGACAACAGCATGGCTTGCTCTGCCTACACGGCGTGTATCCGCGTGATCTCGGATGCTGTCTCCGCTTTGCCGCTCCACGTTTACGAACGGATGGCAAACGGTGGGAAGGCGAAGGCCACGGCCCACCCGGTGTATCGCCTGCTTCATCAGCAGCCCAACCCCTGGCAGACGGCGCAGGAGTTCAGGGATTGGATGACGGGCATGTACCTGCATTACGGTGCGAGCTACGCCGAGATCCGCCCTGGTGCTCGAGGTGCCGTCTCGGAACTGTGGCCGCTGCACTCGTCGCGGATGGAGTGCGAGCGGCTGTCTGACGGGACGCTGCGGTATCGGTATCGCGAGCCGAACGGGCGCGAGACGATCTACAGCCAAGAGCAGATTTTCGCCCTGCGGTTCACGACGGAAGACGGCATCAAGGCGATCCCCACCTACAAGATCTTTCAGAACGCCATCGGGCTGGCCCAGGCGTTGGAGGCCCACGGGTCCACCTACTTTGGCAACGGTGCCCGTCCGGGTGTGATCTTGGAAAGCAGCAACCCGATTCCCGTAGACGCTGCCGAGCGCCTACGTGAGAGTTGGGAGCGAATGCACAGGGGCAGCGACAGGGCTTTCCGAACGGCCGTCCTCCCTGCGGGCGTTTCCGCCAAAGAGCTCAGCGGCAGCAATGAGGCTGCCCAGTTCTTGGAGACGCGGCAGTACCAGGTCATCGAGATCTGCCGAGCGTTCCGCGTGCCGCCCCACATGATTCAGGATCTCACCAGGAGCAGTTTCAATAATATCGAGACCCAGAGTCTCGAATTCGTTCAGTATTGCTTGATGCCTCACCTGAAGCGGTGGGAGGCGGCCATCAGCCGCGACCTCATCGTTGACGATGAGACGTATTTCGCAGAGCACAGCGTTTCGGGAATGCTGCGAGGCGATCACGCTGGCCGGTCGGCCTACTACGTCTCGGCCTTACAGAATGGGTGGATGACGATCAACGAGATTCGGGAACTGGAGAACCTGAATCCCATCGGGCCGGAAGGTGATCGCCACTTCGTGCAGTTGAACATGACCACGCTCGACAAGGTTGGCCAGGAGCCACCGGCACCGGAGCCGATGCCAGCGCCGCCCGTCGAGGAAGAAGACAGCCCGGCCGACGACGCCGAGGATGAAGCCGAACAGGAGGATTCCACCGATGGAAATTGAACGCCGCGACTTCGCCTTCGAGGAAGAGAACGAGTTGATCGTCGAGAGCCGGGCCGATGGCCGGGCCGCGATCATCGGCTATGCCGCCGTCTACAACCGGCTTTCCCTCGACCTCGGCGGGTTCCGCGAGGAGATCCTGCCGGGCGCGTTCGACAAGATTCTGAACCGGCAGCGGGGCAAGGGCGACGTGGTGGCCCTGTTCAACCACGACAGCAACATCGTCCTGGGCCGCACGTCGAGCGGCACGCTTGAACTCTCCAGCGACACGAAGGGGCTGCGGTATGTGGTCACGCCGCCCGTGAGCCGGGCCGACGTGCTCGAACTGATCCAGCGGCGCGACGTGCAGGGCAGTTCGTTCGCCTTCACGGTGGACCCAAAGCAAGAGTCGTTCCGCACTGGCGAGGACGGTAAGGCAATTCGCCAAATTCGGGAGGTCTCTGGCCTTTACGATGTGGGCCCGGTGCTGGTGCCAGCGTACCCGCAGACCTCTGCTTCGGTTGCCCTGCGTTCCTATGAAGCCTGGCTGGCAACGCAGGAAACGCCTGCCGCCCCCGAGGTGGTTGCGGAGATTGCGAAGCGTTCCCTGGTCCGTGACGCCGCTGCGGCGTGGACTCTGAGGCTCCGCAATGTCTGAAGCACGCTGCACCTGCGGCGAGAAACTCCGTTGCCGTTCCAGCCGCCCCTGCGGTGACGAGCGGCAGCGGTATCTACGCTGCCCCCGGTGCGGGGCTCGGGCGGTGGCGTTTGTCAAAACAACAGTTTCTGAAGTGCGCTTCTGCAAGAGGTCGGCCCGCTAGTGGCACTGTGGACTCCACGGCAATACCGCCGCCAGGAGATTCACCACAGTGGACAACCTCAAGAAGCTTCAGGACGAGGCGGTTACCCTCGCCAACCGGATCGACGCAGTTCGCGCCATCGAAGGCGACGACGACAAGATTGCCGAGCGCGACCTCGAACTGGAAACGCTGAACAAGCGGGCCGGTGATCTCGCCAAGAAGATCGACTT